CTTTTGCCCAACTTTTGTCTTGTACGCATCAATCGTCTGTTTAAAATCATTAGAAACATTTGATATACTATACTTTCCTAATAGAGTACTATCTACCCAAGCAAGAAAATTTTGTTCAAGCTGTGCTGGAGTAAGAGGTTCGTAGTTGTTCTTTGCTTCTAGGGTGTTTAGGTACTTTTTCCATAACTTGACAGCTTTGTTGCCCATCTGATGAACTTTATAGTCTGTGGCAAGTTGTTTAAAACCGCCAATTGGAGCTTCTTGAATTATTTCATTAATCTTCATCTTTACGTCTCACTGAACGAGCAAACTTTTTAGGGTCTCTTGATTTAATTGCGTTAACAAACTTACGCTGTAAATCTTCTGCCGCTTCACGAGTATAAAGACTATCTATTTGTTCAAAGATATTAATCGCTGACTGGATAATGTTATTAGCACGACTCTCAACCAAATGATTTTTGTCCTTGCTAATGTGCATTGAGCTCAATTCATCTAAAATACTTTTTGTTTTACGTTGCATAAGTTAGGTTTCCGTTAGTGATAGTATTTATCGTATCTTAAAGAAACACATTATTGAGATTTAATCTGATTGAGCATTTGCTTTAGTTTATTACTCTGCACTTCGCCTGTGACCTTTGGTTGATCACCTGTAGGTTCGTCCAATGGCTTTTCTCCTACAGTAGTAGTAGTTTTAATTGACTTCATTAAGTCACTTGGTGCTTGCTGTGAATAACCCGATGACTGTTCTTCTTCACCCAGGTCAGTAATTCTTAAACTTTCTAAGTTAAATTCTAAGTCAACTTTACTGCCTACACCTGAGCTTGACCTAGTTTTCATACATTGTATTTGATATCTTCCTCTTTCTCGCATTGCACGACTTGTGAATATACCAAACACGTTATCAGCAGTATTAATTTTACTAATACCTCCTGCAATATGGCTGTGATCAAATTCTACTTCTTCTACTGCTCCACGATTCAACTGTGATGCAGTTACAAATATAATATCCAGTTCTTTTGCTAGATTACGTAGTTCTTCAGATACATACTTGTCTTTGACAAATAAATCATTTGGGCTTACTTTAGCACTCACAGGCATAATCAAATCTAAGTAATCAATACATAACCAAGATATTTTAGTTTTTGTTTGCACCTCTAACTCTTTTAAGTACGCTCTAATATCATTAACATTTGATTGTGCTGGCAAATATTTAATCTGTAACTTGCCTGACTTCTTGCCAACTAGTTTAACTTTCATTTCAACATCATCTAAGTTCTTAAAGATCTGATTACTTGCAGTATTAGTCATCATACTATCAATACGCATAGCACAGAGTCCTTCACTCAACTCTAATGTAATGTACACACCATTCAGCCCTTGCTGACTCCAGTTTACTGCTAAATTCTGCATAACCAAACTCTTGCCTGATCCTGAACCTCCAGCAAATATGTTAAGCTCACCTCTGTTAAATCCACCATACAATGTTTTATCTAACATTGGCCAACCTGTTGATACTTGACCATTCTTACTTTTAAGTAATTCTAATCTAGTTCTAGGATCATCAAAGTAATCTGTACCCATGTCTTTAGTTAAACTAATTTGCACTGCGTCTTTAATTAATTTTTCTACTGGATTATAGTTACCTTTTTCTAACATGTCTGCTGACTTAAGAATAGCACGTTCTAATTCTTGTCGTCTAGTAAAGCCTTCAAACTCTTCAAAGAACCAATCATAGTGTTCGTCATTTAAGTCTGGAACTGTTTGCAATTTTTGACTTGTTACTGCTTGCACTTGTTGCAGTGTAGGAATACTCTTATGGTTGTCTACATGCTCTTTAATAAACTCAGCTACGCTTTGTAAACTACGATCAAAGTTTTCTGGATTATATATGTTTTGAACACGTATATAACTTTGTGCGTCCTGAAGCATCATCTCCAAGAACAGTTTTTGCATTTCTAATGTATATTCTTTTGTTGTGTTAGCCATAGTTTATTATAACTCTATTTCACCCTTTTAACAAGTCGACGTTTAGCCAATTCAATTTTAATTTTACTAGTTTCTCTACTATTCATAATAGTTATCAATGTGCCTAATCTGCCATAATGTTTTACAGCGTCATTAACATCTTTGATATGACCAGGCCAGTCCGGAATACTTACGGCCCAACCCAACTCAACAGCACGATCAATTAAGCGAAGCCCTGCTTCATCCTGATCAGGTACTACTGTTATTTGTTTGTGTTGTTTTTTAATTATTTGTGCTTGTTTGTCATTAATTGTATTGTGTAACACTGCTACACCATTAACACTGAGTGCATCAAACAATCCTTCTACAACAATTAACTGTGTCCAATGTTCCTGTTGTAGATCTATACCAAATACATATCCTGGCTGTTGTTCATTAATAAACTTTGGACTACGGTTATCTAAGTAACGTGCTGACCAACCTACTACATCTCCTTCATAAGTGTAAGGCACAACAATACGTTTTGCATTACGTCCGTTCTCATCTGGACTTATCATATAAGGATAGTCTTCCCAATCTATTCCTCTGCCTCGCAAGTATTCAATGAACTCCGCATCTGATGTTTCTAATAAACGTAGTTCTTCTGGTAGCTGTTTATGATCAAAGTTTACATTAACTTCAACTCTCTGTCTTGACTCAACTAGCTCTGCTAAGTCCTTATGTTTTAGACTTTCTAGGTTTATACCTGATATTGTATTTTGATCTAACCCCATCCACCCTAATAGCTTGCGTGCTTTATAACTTAGTGTACGTCCTAGCTTAAAACTTGCTTTGTATCCACAGTTGAAACAGTGATAAGACCAATCATCACCATTTTGCTTGACACCACCACGCTGTCTTTTATCTTGATTCTCACCATTATGTGTACAACAGACAGCATTGAAACTTACCCAACCAGAGGCAGTTCTTTTATGTTTTGCAGGAAGTATTGTGGTTATATCTAACATCAAGTTAGTATAACAGAATCTATCTCCGGAATCAAATGTTTTGATATCTTTTTGTGACCAATTTCATTTGGATGGCCCAATGGTGCTGTTAGTGTTTTTCTTTCAGGATGATTTACTATCCAATGACAGTAATTACGCTCAGGCCATATCAATGTAGGAACATCTACAGGTACTAGTGGTGGCATAATATGAAACTGTAGCATTGGAATGTTTAGCCTAGCACTCTTGCCATCAAATAGACCAAGTGCTTGTTCATAATTATATTCGTTAAGTTCATCGCATACACTATACGCTATTAATGCTTTACCTATTTCTCGAAAATGCTTAGGAATAGTACTACTACCATACTCTATCCAGGTTGAATGTACGAACTTATTCCACGCTGGGTCTTCACCGTAGTGTTTATGATTTGGATCATAAAAAGTAAAACGATCATTATCTGTTGTACCGTGCAACACTAGACACTGTTCTGGGTTTGGTTCTTGCCTTAGCCACCAAAGAAAAGTCCATTGGGCACTCTGTAAGCTACCTCCTGGTATTCCGTAATTTTCAACAGGAACGTCATAGTGACGACCTAGGTGTCCTAAAAAACAGTTAGTTGTTCGGTAGTCATTGTTTTGATGCCAGGATGTATGTGCGTCTTTATCTTGTTTAAGTAATTCAGGATCTACAAGCTCGTCACCGTACGTCCAGCTATCGCCAAAGCCGACGATTTTTTTAATTTTATTCAAGCAGTGCCTATCTAATTTTTACATCTGTTATATTACCAGATGTTTCTTCAATGTTTAATCTTAAGTAAGGATGAAATCCATTGATATTTATATAGCCTGTAGTCGATGTGGCAGATAATGTTACTGTAGATTCAACATCATACCATTGACCCGAATCGTCAACGGCACCTTCTACTTGTAAGTTACCTGTAAATGAACTTGGTGTGTATTGTAATGTTTGTAACCCTCTATCATTACCTAACCAAGTACTTGAATTATATGTTGCTACGTTACCGTGATCAGGAATAGTAACTGTGTTGCTCGCTGTGTGGAGTGGCATAACACTATCTAATATCTCAACAACACCTCGGGCACCGGCATCGTCGTCCATAAATCCAGGATTATATACTGCACTTGACGTTTGTTTGCGTTCTAAACTATAGTGTGCTTTTTGTGCCACTACTTGATCTAGTTCAGCTTCTGTTATAGTAACTTTAGCTTTACCTTTAACTGCGTCGAGCATTTCTAAATCTTTTGTTAATATTAATTCTTCGCCTTCACGATTAATTAATCTAAATGTAACGGTTGTATCTGTTAACGATACAGGCTTCTGATCTTGATTGACGAATCTAAATGTCAATACGTTGTCAGTGCCTTTATGTAGTTTTAAATCTTTTGCGTACACGGGTGCCCACCTCACTGATGTTATTTTGCTGTTGGAATAATCATTTAATATTACCAACTGGTCCTGATTATATAAATAGACTTGAGTATTATACATAAACATATTTATCAAACATGTCAAACGATTTTTTTAAACAACTGAGCGAAAAGTACCCATTTATTACTGTAGTAATGTATGGCCGTGCCGAATACGTGGGCATAGTACAGAATCGAGACCAGTTAGTAACAACAATGTACGACTTTGGTCGTATTGTTGATTTAGAATTAAAACAAAGATTCTTAGAATTAGCCGAAACATGGTGGTGGGAATCAAATCGTTCGATACCAATTAATATTTTCTTACGTGAAGAGTGGACACAGTTTAAACCATTCTTGCAAACATTCATTAACAAAGATTTAGAAATATTATACGGTCCAGCTACATCATTAAATGAACTTGCTAAAAAACGTACTAAGAAAAAATCAATTACACTCGTTCGACGAGTAGACTAAATTTTTCCACCTAGATCAACAAACCACTCAGATATCTCTTGCCTCGTTGTCCAATAGTAGTCTTCGAACTGTTTCCAAAATACATGTTGATTGTGTCTACGCTCGGGTCTGGTATCTATATCCCATTGATGCAGGCCGTATTCTTTTTGTATCTTGATTTGTTCTATGCAACCTTTGAGTCTATCTTTCCAATCTTCACAGCTAGTCCACTTCCAGTCTGGTACTTCATACCCTAGCTTGCGTAGTTTTTCATAATGAGTTTGACTACCTAGTGTAATCCAATTGTGGTTGGCGATAATAGGCTTCCAAGTTTTCTCAGTAAAGAAACTATAACGGTGTAACACTGTTGACTCTGCTTGTAGGCTAAAGTAAGTATTAAAGTACTGCGAAGTAATACATTCGCCAGCGTCCCATCTTTTCCAATCAATTAAACTTTCAAATGTAATATCATTCTTTTCAAATTCTCTAGGTAAGCGTTTGCCCGTTGTGATATGAGACCATAATGCACTATCTAATAAACTTGCTTGCTCTAATTGATTAATTAATTCTATTCTGTGTGTTCTTGGTCTATTATTTAAAAATAAAAAATCGTAGTCTCTTTCATGCCTACTGTAGGCAACATATCTCTGATCTTCGTTGGCTTGAGCAGTCTTATACATCATATAATTTGTATTAAAATTATTGATTGACTCTGGTAGTTCTCCTGAAGAGATCGTTGCGTAGCGACCTTCTAAGGCACCTTTAAGTAGCCCTTGGTTGTCTAGCATACGCATAAATGTATCACCACCTTCAACTAGATTCTCTAGTACAATAGTAGCATTTGATTCTTTTATATAATCCAAAAAGTACGTGTCATCATACTTAATTGGAATTACTTGCACAGTATTGTCCGGTAATGATCTTAGATATTCAACAGAGTAATATCTTTCCTGTGCAATGTCACAGATATTACGTGTGTCGCTATCCTTGTGTACGTATACTTTCATAAATCAAATTTATATGTAGAGCAACTAATACAGCATAACTGACTGCATGTGCTTTTTTAAAATAGTAACTACCGTCTTCAGGTACTGTCCAAATGTCTTTACTGATTTCGTCCCAGTCTTTACCTAACAAGTGTCTTTTGCCAGGACGTATTAGTGCTAAGAACATAGCCATTCTAGGAATTGAATTAACTTCTAGGTCTTTAATAAGGTCATAATGATTACCAATGTGTATAATCTTTTCTACAAAGTCCTTGTCTTTTAATAATCCCCAATCAGGTTCTTTGTTTAACATTTCTTCGTAGTGCTCGTTATCTTTAATCAGCTTGTAAACATTAACATTAAGAAAATCAATCTTAACATATCCACGTTCAGTTGCTGTTTCGTAATCTATGCTGGCACAGTCATTGATTGGATCATACGGAACTTCTGTTACATAAACACCCGAGTTGTGCTTACGTACACCATCTTTATGTTCTTGTCGTGCAGACACATGGTTGATATGTTTTAATATATCTTCTCTATTTGCAAAATCTATATCTATGTCTGCATCAAACTTCATTACCAACCTGCCTGTTTTAACATTTCTTTAACGTACTCTGTATCACCCGGATAGTCTTTTAACATCTTGTGCCAGCGATCAGGATCTAAGAACTCATAAACCATTTGTAATTGTTCAGGGTTTAGTCCTTGTAGAAACTCATGCCCTGTATCGCAATTAAAAATAGTCCATCCTGTTACTTTGCCTGTTGATATCAAGTAACATATCTTGTTAGCGTTCCCGTGCATTAGAAAGTGTTCTGTTGGATTTCCTGTTTCATATGCCCAATCAACACCTGTTTCTAATGCACGTGCCATTGCGTCAGTTGCTGGTTCTTTGTATATCCAGAACCTTAAAAACTCTTCATAGAGTTTGTCACTGCCCCAATGATCAAT